GTGGGATAGTACTGACTGAACAATTGATACCCAAGCGCAGGGCTTGTGTAAGAACAGCCAACGAAAACGCCAACGGGGGTGGCCGTAGCAGTACCAGTGTCTTTTTCGATAGTACCGTCATTGATTAACTTTACAACATCACCGTTAAAGATGTTTGCTGCGTAGCCAGAAGCAATGGGGAACAGTCGAGTAGCACCAGCAAATACCCTTCCACCGACCAAGTTGACCGGCTTCAACCCGTAAGGGGCTGATACAGTTGGATAAGCCATTAGAGACTCCTCAAATTAAAGTTTAAGTTCCTTTACCAAAAGTAACCTTTGTCTTCCGCTCGTTGAATAGCGGCATACGCGGGTCGTTTTCTCGCATGAGGTTATTGTCTACGGAATGGATCTGAGCATCATTTTGTTGTTCATAATGCTCGTTTCGTTCTTCCGACAACTCTATAGGGGCTTTACATAACATCAAACCACCAATCACGACATTGTCTTTAAACCGTTCATTTTCAACGGTGACCATCGTAATTTCTGGGTGATCTTCTGCTCTGACAGGCTCCCAACCTTCACGGAGTTTAGAAGAAACATTCATGGCATCAACTTGTCCTTGAGTGCTCACACGTACCCATTTAAAGGCGTATCCGTCTTCCGCGGTGGGTGAAGGCAGAACTTCTGGTCTTGTCCAACCTCGTTTACGGACAGTCTTTTCACGGGTGGTTTGCTCTCTATCTAATCTATTTTGCGCCATTATTGTTTCCTCGCGTCTAACGCCATTTGTGTGGCGTATTGTTTTGGTGTTAGTCCTAAACGTTTTGCAAGCGTAAGCTGCGTAGGCGTAAGTGTAACCTTCTTTGGGGCTGTGCTTCGCGTTGCGGGAGCCACCACGTTAGATTTTCTTTTCGGTTTTTCGACTGTTTCACCAACTTCATCCTCGAATTGATCGGGAAATACTTCTCGCATGCGAGAGTCTATGCTCTCGTAGTATTCATTGCTCTGGGGGTTTACCCCGAGTTTGACAAGTTTCGTATGCAGTCCCAGCGCAAAACTTGTCATTTCATCGTCTTGTCCGAACCACGTATTGGACGCTGCCCAAATGTTAGCCCTTTCATCGACGGGTGCCGGAATGTCTTGTTGTACATCTTCCCCTGTTTCTACAGGAGTTTCAACCTCTTGTAAAGTTTCGGGTTTTAAGTTGTTTAACCTATCCGCTTTAATTTTAGCGTTGGTTAGTTTTTCTTGTGCCTCGATCAGCTTATCAGCATCACCAGCTTCGTACGCTTGTTTGTACTGGCGTTTAGCTATAATCATCTCACCAGCAGCGGTCTTCTTAGCTTGTTCTAGAAGGGCTTCCTGATTTTGAGTGACAGTACCTTTAAGTTTTTTATTTTCTTCGATAAGTGTACGACTGAATCTTTCTAACTCTTCCCGTTGACGAGCTTCTTCATGTCGTTGAGCAGTAAGTTTAGCGATTCGCTTATTAACTTTCTTTGAGTAACCATCTAATTCGTCTTTCGTAGGTTCCTCGGGCAAGTCCTCATCACTGTCGTCTTCAGCAACTTCTTCTACTTCAGCTTCTGCTTCAGGTTCAGACTCAACTTCCTGTTCTGGTTCACCACCAGACAGATCAATCTCAATGGCGCTAGAGCCTTCGACTTCAATCTTCTGGTCTTCTTCCTGCTCATCAGGGAATTTAAATTCTACTTTTTGAAAGGGCATACCTATCTCCTTATGCGCGTGTTACACCACGGGGGTCGGCCACAATAGCCTCGATAGAATCATCATTCATTAGACGATATTCAACCCCACCAACTTTAAACCTAGTACCCGTATTCATACGGAACATTACATAATCCCCCGGCTTACACCACGGGCCTGTCGGGAACCGATCCTCGTCAGAATAGGCTTGCTCGCCCATATCCAACACCAGACCGATTATCGACATAATGTGTTCTTGGCTTATTGTGTTTGAAGATTTAAGCAGTCCGGTATCCCCAAACGTCTCTTCAACTTGTGGTAACGCGACAAGCACCCTGTACCCTACAGGTTTCGGTAATTGCGCTTCTATGTCCTCTTGCGACAGCATCTCTTCAGGTGCTAACGTTTTTATTGCTTCACTCATCATACTCTTCCATATTGCGTGAGAGGTCTTCTACATATCCGATACAGGTTTCGAGACCCCGAACCATACCTGTAACTTCCTTGTACTGGGAAAAATCTTTTGCTCCCCCATTACCAAGAAACTGTAGTGCTGCGGATTTATCCTCCGTCAGCTTATCTTTAAGCACGTCAAATACGGTTTTAGCCATTACTGACCCTTGTTCTGTTGTTCAATCAATCGCATAAGCTCTAAATCTAACTTCTCTTTGTTGTTTTGCTTATCAATCGCAATCTTGACCCCTTCTTTCTGGGCCTCAATAGAGAGTTCTTGTTTATCTAGCTTAAGTTGTTCCACATCTAGAGCAGCGTCTACTTGGTCTTTTTGGACTTTACGCTGTTGTTCCGCTTGGCGGAGCTGTATATCAGCAGCATCTTTTTGAGCCTTACGTTGGATTTCTTGCTGCTTTAGTGCCAGTTCTTGCTGTTGTAACTGGAATACAGGGTCTTGCGCTTGCTGTTGTGCTTGCGTTTGTGCATCTTGTTGTTGATGTGCTTGTGTTAACTGAGTGCCAGCCTTCGCCATCAACTGAGCTAAAGTAACTTCTATACTTTCAGGAAGTTCTTCGTTTGGTGCAGGGAGAGGTGCTCCCAGTTTTTCTTCCATCTGCTTACGGTATTTAAACCCTAAGTGTTGCGCTAAGTGCGCTTGCAGAGCAGCCATAATAGCCTGTCCCTGTGGATTTTGCCCGATCATCTGAGCGACCATCGGGTCTTGCATAAACGCTTGGTGCGTCGTTATGTGCGCGTCGTGATCTTGATATATAAACGCTTTAAGCGGTTTGCCATTGAGCGCATCCATATTCTCACTAACCGGATCAGTCGGTTTAAGGTCGTCCTGAGTTGGGACAAGTTTATCTGCATTCTTAACTCCTAATACCTCGATCATCTGCCTGTGTAACTGTGGCAGGTCGTAGATTTGCGGGGCGCTCTGCGCCATCTGTAATACCGCTTGGTACTGTACAACCCGCTGGGCCATCGTTGATGAGTTAGGATCACTGACGGGGATTACATCCACCATCATGTAGTCTGCTACCCTCGCACTGACCTGCCCCCGCATGGGGATATAATCGTACTCAGTAGGCGCATACTCCGACATGATAGCCTTGAGCATCTTGAACTCTTGCTTCATCGCGTAGTGAACACGGGCCTGTACCGCAGCCATAGGTTTAAGCGTACGTTCTAACAACGCCAGCGTCGTTCCTACCGGAGCGTTAGCCGACATGTCAGATATGTTCATATCACTGATCGCCCCTAACCGACGGCCTTCAGTGGTTATCTGGTTAAGTAACGCAAGTAGAGTTTGGCTTGGCTCCTTGTACGGAAGCGGCATAATATTGTCACGGATACTTCCAGACGGTACATCCACATCTTTCCATTCACCCGGCTCAATGGGTGAGTCATCACCTTTGATCCTTAAACCACGGGATTTCAACCCTCCGGGTAAGTTAGACAGCGTACCGGCATCAACCAACTGACGGATAAGTGAAGTACCTGCACGGGCGTACCCACCGATAATGTGGATCAAACCAAGACCGTAGAACCCAAACCCCGGCACGTATACATAGTGCACGAAGTGCTGACGCTTCAACATCAGCGGGTCTTCTTCGCTCCAGTTACGACGTATCGCTAGGACGTTACCCGTCCCTCTTTCAATGGTAACGACATAGGGCTTGGCAATCTCGTCATCATCTTCATCAATGCCATCAATAATGAGATCCGCGTGTATCTCATAAACTGCATATCGATCATCGTCGGTGATAGAATACCCGCCTTCTTCAGCCTTTCGCTTCTCAATATCTGTATGGAACGGCTGTGGGTCACCGAGGTCTACCTCACGGTAGAACCCCATCGCTTGTAATTTCTTTAACTCGTTCTTGGTCTTCCGCATGACGTGCGTAACACGTTCAGCAGTCTCAATATGGGACGCACCGTAAGGTACAATCACGTCTTCCGCAGGGATGTATATGGCTACCTGCCGCCCCATATTCGGGTCAAAATACACCTTTTTAAATGCCGAACCAGCCAATCCTAGGCTATATAGCAGGCGTTCATGCTCTGGCCGATACTCCACCATCCGTTCGGTCAGTTCATAGTTCATATCCGCTTTTACTCTATCAGCGGCTTCAGCTTTATCTTGTGTCTCTTCGCCTAATATCTTTACACGAACAGGGCCAGCGGCTGGGAAAGTCTCACTCATTGTTTCCGCTTGGAAACGTATGGCGGCTTCGGCCAGTACAGTAGAGTAAACCCCGCAGGCACCGTCCCACGGATCTGTACGCTCTTCGTACTTGAACCCTAATACATCTAGTCCTTTGACAAACGTATCAGCCCAATCTTTTCGGCTATCGGTATCAGCATCGATAAGCCCAATTAAATCCTGTGCCAGTCCTTGCAACTCGTTATCGTCTAATGCTTCTGCAAGGTTTGCATCAAATGCCATCAGGTCTACTTCGTTGGCATCTGGTATTAACGTGATCTCCATACTACCGTCAGATAGCGTCACCATTTCTGGGTCAACAATCTCGATCTCTAATGCACCACCTTCAAGTGCATCGTCCATCATCTCACCCTCAAGCAGATCGTCTATACCCTCTGGTGCTGCATACAAACCTTTTTCAATAGCCATAATTTATACTCTTAGTAGTACCCGCCGCGTCGTTGTTTGAAGTAACGAATCTCGTCAGGTTCGTCAGTTGGTAAGCGTATGAATCCACCTTGTCTAAAACGCATCAGTGCCATAACAGTCGAATCCACTAAGTCATCATGGCTCATAAACGGGAATCCAGCAATCTCCTCGATCACTTCCTCTGCCCATCGAGTTTCAGGTACCCATACAAGACCTGATGCTACAATATCAGCGACAGAATTTAAACGCGCTAGTTTATCACCAGATCCTCTGTGAGGGGTATATTCTTGCACGGGTAGTCCCATACGCCGCATCTCTTGATACAACGCTGTACCCGCGCTCTTCTTCTCCACAATAAACGAATCGGGTTCCCAGTCCGCATACTCTTCCATCGCCAGCTCTTTAAGCTCGGGGAACTCTAATCGTTTTTTAATGCTGTTAAGTAAGATGATGTGGTACGCGTCAACCTCTTCATTAAAGAAAACACCCCACGTCGTTAGTGCCGTAAAGTCAGCGCGATTATGTTTTTCTGCCGCAGCATCAAGAGACATAATAATATATTCGCAGTTAGGCGGATCTTCTCGTTCCCAATGCTGCCACCACTCACGCTTAACAAGTGCAGCCTCTTCCGCTGTTGGTTCCTGCTGGTACTGTGCATTCCACTGAAAGACAGGCATTGATGCCTTAGTCCGTAGCAAAGCGTCTAAATCAAAAAACTCAGGCCACAACGGTTTTTGTATGGGTTTACCTGCTTTATCTTCAAGATCTAGTATCGCAGGAAATTCAATTACCTCAAACTCATCAGCCCGTTCGTTCTGGGTCATATCCCTAACCACACGCCCTGTCAGGTCATCCATGTGCCATCGGGTTTGGATAATTGCTACCCGTCCCCCCGGCATCAAACGTGTTCGTGCACCGAACGTATACCACTCATAGGCTTTCTCAAACACTGAGAAGTTACCGTTA